GTAATTTGAAAGAATCGATGAATTTAAGCCAAAGATTTAAGAGCATTACAGGAAGTGCATTAGGACAGTTAGCTATTGGATACTTTACGATAAGCGGATTAGTTGGTCAGTACAATAAAGCTGTTGAAGCTAGTAACTATCAAATTGAGCAAGAAGCTAAATTATACAATACTTTGAGGGCTCAAAATTTTAGAGATGAACAAATAAAATCAATTATAGATTTAACTGGAAGTTTACAAAGTTTAGGAGTTGTAGGAGATGAGGTAACTATTGCAGGGGCTCAACAATTAGCAACTTATAGATTACAAGAGGATAGTATTAAAAAGTTACTTCCAACTATGCAAGACTTACTTGTTAAACAAAAGGGACTAAACGGAACAGGACAAGACATAGAAGGAATAGCAAATCTTTTTGCTAAATCTATGAATGGTCAAACAATGGCTCTTAAAAGAAGCGGAATAATCTTATCTGAAAGAGAAGAACAATTACTAAAAGTAGGGACAGAAGAACAAAAGGTCGCTTTACTTACAGAAGCAGTTAGAAGAAGTATCGGAGAGCAAAACAAAGAGATGTTAAAAACTCCCGAAGGTAAGATCACATCAGCAAAAAACAGAATCGGTGATTTATATGAAACTTGGGGAATGTCTGTAAGAGAAACAAGAGCGAAGTTTTGGGAGTTTGTCGCAGATAATGCTGAAGGATTGCAAGACATAGTTAATAGAGTTTTTAAAGCTGGAGCAAGTTTTGTTGATACATTCTTAGGAGTATTTAGAGATATAAAAAAAGGTTTTAATGCCTTGCCTGATAGTGCAAAAAATGCTTTTAAAATTATAGGTGCTGTAGCTTTAGCTACTCAATTTCCACTTATTGCATTAGTTTTTGCTATTGAAGATGTATTCGGAGCTTTTCAAGGTAAAGAAAGTTTTACAGAAGACGCTATAAATGCACTGTTAAAATTTACAGGTACTGATTATAGATTTGAAGATTTAAGAAAAGGAGTATCTGACTTTTGGGATTTATGGACTAAAGGGGCAGATAGTGGAATTGAAAAGATTAATTTAACTACTAAAATTTTAAGTGATTTAATAGATGTTCTTAAATCAGGGGCTGGAGTATTGCAAATGATTTGGGGAGCAACTGGAGGACTAGCAATAGACTTTGGTAAAAATACATATAAAGCTATAACAGGAGATTTTGAAGGAATGAATTGGGATAATTCTGTTGGAAATGTAAAATCTGGGTTTAATAGAGTTCACAATTCAGCACAAAATATGAGTAAAACCGATGATATGCACAGTGCTTTTTTAGTTGATGAGGCTAACAAAAAGATACAAGAGCAAGTTAAACTTGAAAACTATATAAATGTAAATCGTGGAGTTAAAGGAGTTCCTTTAAATGATGATTATGCTATTGATTTAAGGAATTTTAATAAAAATTTATCTAATTTTAAAGGGCCTAAAAATGTAAATACTAAGACAGTATCAGAAACTAATAATATTAGTAATGGTTGGGATAGATTATATGGAGCTTGGCAACATATGAATGATACTCACGCAATGTATCAATCTTATGATTTAGAACAACAAGAAAAGAAAATGAAACAAAAATCAGAAAGCGATAATTATAAAAGACTTAATCAAAACAAAGTTGGATATCCTGTAGCCAATGAATTTATTGTTCCTGGAAGTCAACCATTGTTTGCTGGACAAAATAAGGCTAATAACAATGCAAATACTATAGCTTTACCTAATGATTTAACTGTAGCTTTAAATAAGTTATCAAAAATGCAAGAGACAAAAAAGCTAGATACTAAGACAGTTACAGAAACTAAAAAAATGATAAAGCCTGAAGTAACATTGACTAATACTCCAACTTACAATACTAATGTTACTATAAATGAGGCAACAGATGGAGCAAAGGTAGAAAAGATGATAGAAACAGGTATTAGAAATGCTGGTAAACAAGACATAGAAAAAATAAAAGCACAACTTGGAGTTGTAAACTATGGTTTTGGATATTAGGAGGTTTGAATGAGTTTATTTAAACAAGCTATAAGTATGGCGCTTAGTTTATTAGGTGGGACATATAGTCAAAGTTATATACAAGATATACCATTAGAAGTAATATCAGAAAAATCTCGTAGTTTGCCTATGTCCTTACCTAGTAAAAGAGTTGAGAATGGTTTTAATATCAGTGATTCAGTAAGAAAAGAGCCAATGATTATAAATATAACTGTTGTAGATAATAGCAGTGACTATATGTTAAATAGAGATAAATTAATGAAGTTGCAGGAGTTAGGCGAAGAAGTACAGTTCGTTTTTTCTAATCGTGATACTTACGAACATATGATAATAGAGAACATAGAAGAAGTTGAAACGGATAAACAAAAGTTTGGGTTTACATACTTCATTACTCTAAGACAGATACAAGTTGGAGAGATTAAAGAAAGTGATGTAAAAACAGATAATAAAAAGGCTCAAACATCAGGTGGTAAAAAGAAACGTACAACTGCTAAAGTTAGTAAGCCAACAAGTGCAGAAAAAAGCAAAGTTAATAATGTAGTAAGTGGAAATAATAATGTAGAAAAGCCAAGAGAAAAAACAAGTGCAAAGATAGTATTCGGAGGTTAATATGAAAGCTTTAGAAATAGATGTATCTGATATTCAAGAAAGAGGAATAATAGCTGAATTACCTAATAATTTAACTTTAGAGCTAATTTACAATACCTATGATAGTTTTATATACCTATCTATTTTAAATGCTTTAAATGAGCGTATAACAGGTTATAACAAGCTAGTGCCAAACATAGATTATCTTAATTTAGTTAGAAGTGATGAAAACTTACAATTGAGATGTATTAAGATTAATGAATTTGCCGAGGAAAAAGATAAAATTACTCCTCAAAACTTGAATAAAGATTATAAATTTTTCTTGATAGGTGATGATAATGAAACTGTGGAAACAAGTTAGATTGATAACTATTGGAGAGATAGTATTTGATTATGATGAGTTAGATGTTGAATTTGAAGTTAAATGTACTGATGATAATAAAAGCGATTTAGCAACAATTAAATTATATAACTTATCAGATACAACATTACAGAAGCTAAAACTAAATCAAGATGTATCAATAGACGCAGGTTATAGAGATATACACGGAGTTATATTCAATGGGATAGTTGAAAGCATTAGCACAAGTAGAGATGAAAATGATTTTATAACTACTATTGAAGCAACACCAAATAATCGGGCATATGCTAATACTATCATAAATAGGCAATTTAAAGCAGGTATAAAAGCAAGTGAAGTTATAAAACAGATTGAAACAATGTGTAATTTCACTATGGATATAAAAGAATTAGGCAAAGATACAGTATATCCAAATGGTAAAGTCTTTAGTGGTAGATTATCTAATGTTATCCCAATTCTTGCAAGAGATACAGGGACTATATGCAGATTTACCAATACAACTATTGAATTTAAGTTGCCAAATAAAGCGTATTCTAGTGTACTACATCTAGGAGGAGAACAAGGACTTATTAGGATAGATAAAAAAATGGATAAGGCAGATATTAAAGAAAAAGATAACAAAAAAGCTAAAAAAGATAATTCTAAAACAACATCTAATAAAGCTAAATTTGATATTGAATGTTTGTTAATTCCGTTGATTAAAATTGGGCAGTTACTGGAAATAGAAAGTACTTTGTTTAAAGGACAAGTTGTAGTTAAAGAGTGTAGTTTTGTAGCTAGTGGGCTTGAAACCTTTACAGTATCCGCAAGTGTGGAGGTTGTGTAGATGATAGAAGTTATAAAAAATATGATAGATGATAGCTTAAATGAATTACATACAAGTCTAGCTTGTAAAATTATATCTATTAATCATAGTGCAGGAACTTGTACAGTTCAACCTCTTGCTAAAAGAGAATTATGTCAACAAAAAATTGATTATCCTCCACTTATAGATGTTAGATTAGATTTTCTTAAATTTGGTGGTTGGAGTTTTCAAATACCTAGAAAAGTTGACGATATTGTATGGGTTGGTTTTTCTGAAACTGCTTTATCTGATGAAACAAGCCTTGAAAGATTTAGTTTAAATGAGCCTTACATAATTGGAAGTTGTGAAAATGGATTTGAAGCTAATTCAGATGACATAATTCTAAAAGGTGCAGGAACTAGAATAGAAATAAAAGGAAACGGAGATATAACTATACTTGCAGGGAGTAAGCAAACAACAATTACAAGCAACGTTACATTAAATGGTGATTTGACTATAAATGGTAATACTACTCAAAAAGGGAGTATTACAGCAACGGGAGATGTTATAGGTAAAGGAATTAGTTTAAATGAACATACTCATAACTATAATCCTGGACCTAGTCCTGAAACTTCTACAAGTAAAGCTAAATAGGAGGTGTAAATGACAAGCCCAAAATTAGATCGTGATTGTGAGTTAGTTTTTAATGATAATGGAGTTTGTGAGTTAGTGAGTAATGCAGATGACTTAGTACAAGCAATTAGAGTTGAGTTAGAGCAGAACAAAGGACAATTTGCATTAAATACAGCTTGGGGTACTCCATACTTGAATGATACTAACACAGGCATTTTACAGCTTAAAGATAATCAAAGCAGGATAATTCAAGAAGTTAGTAAAGTTATTAATAAATATGATGGAGTACAAAAAATAGAAAGTATTGAATTTATTGACAAAGAATTAGTTATAAACATTAAAATAAATGGGGAGGTGTACACAATATGATAACAGATAAGGGCTTTATAGTACCAACTATAGATGAAATTTATACTAGGAAGCTAAATGACTTTAAAAGTGTAAAGCCTGATTTAAGAGAAACGGACAGTAACATTATAATCGCTTGGTTAAGGTTTGATAGTGCTGAAGAGTATGATAGCTATTTACAAGCTTTAACAGCATTTAATGAATTATCAGTCTATACTGCAACTGGAAGCAATTTAAATGCTATAACTAGCCATTTAGGTATGACTTGGGAAAAAGAAAAAAAAGCAGTTGGTAAAATTACAGTTACTGCTGAAATAGGTACACAGATACCACAAGCTTGGGGAGTTGAAACTAAATCAGGTGTTAAGTTTGTAACTCTAAATACATCTACAATTACTACTACAGCAAGAGAGACAGAAATTGAAGTAATAGCTTTAGAAGGTGGAACAGATGGAAATGTAAGTTCAGGAGCAATAACAGAACAAACAGAGATTTTAACTGGTGTTATATCTATTAACAATAAGTTAAATACTCTAGGTGGAAAAGACTTAGAAACAGACACAGAGTTAAGAGAAAGATATCTAAAAAGACTAGATAGAAAAAGTTCATTTACAACTGAGGGTATTAAAAATTATATCTTACATAATACAAATGTTAAGAAGTGTCAAGTTATAGAGAATGACACTGATACATTTGATAGTGATGGCAGATTAGCACATAGTTATGAATGTATTTGCTACGGAGATACAAATGAAAATATCTTAAAAGCTTTATATGAGTATAAGATTGCAGGGATTAGAACAGTTGGAGCAATTACAAAGAATTTCGATGAAATATCTGTAGGTTTTACTAGACCCACAGAAAAAACTGTATTCTTGAAAGTTGAAATTCAAGGTATTAAGGAAGTTTGGAGAGATGAATTCAAAAAAACTATAAAAGATATATTGAGACCAATTCCAATT